ATGACGTTGCATACTGAGGCAAGTTTTAGGATTGACTGTTAGTTCTTTGAGTTTGACATGATTGCCAACTTCATGTAGTACTCGATAGTACCCCCAGGCTCTACCAGTTTTAGGTGCTCGCCATTCGTCAAGTATCCAAGAACTACTGTTTGCCTTATTAGTGCCGCCTACTCCAAACACAAACTCCACATCGTCGAACACCATTTCAGGAATGTTATCCTTAGTTCTGTCGCCACCGTTGGCAAAGACTATTTTATCTCTAGGGAACATTTCTTGTACTTGCTTAATAGCATCAACAGCACTATTATCGGTATCGTCAAACTCTATTACTTTGTGTACCTGATATAAATTTTCAATAATAGCTTTGCGTTCAACAGCAGGCATAAATGCTCTGCCTTTTTTGCGTGTGAGCCAAGCATCGCTGTTAATGCCTACTATCAAAAGATTACCTAATTGTTTTGCGGCTTTAAAATATTCAATATGACCGCTGTGTAAGGGATCAAACCCACCTGTGACTAATATTATTTTCATGCAGATATTTATCTGCGTATATAATGAACTAGTTCAAAGAGTGGCGTCTTCTAACCCAGCTGTACGTAGTTTTACAATATTGCTTAATTGCCACTGTTTTATATCTAGGGCCTTGATAATGCCCAACCACTTGTTACGTAACAGTGCAAAATCGTTAATGATCTTTTCAAAATCTACAACATCAGCTTCGCCTTCGACAAACTTTTCACAGTCTCTAGAGCTTAACTGACGTTGATAGGTTTCAAGATATTTTCGAAAGTGTTGACTACGAAGTCTACGAAGTTCGATATTGAGATATTCTAAAATACCTTCAATTTCTTGAAGTTGGTTAAATCGGTTTTCAACAATGCCGGGCATTTGCGCAGAGGCTTTCTCAATGTTTCCCGCTACGCGGACATCTTGTTTTGCTTGAATTAATTCAGCTTCATAATAGGCCACAGCATCGGGTATGTTTGAGATATCCTTTGAAACACGATCATACCAATTCATTTATTCCTCATCTTCGTAGCTATCTTCATCCTCGATCTCTTCTCCGTCGATGACATAATTAATTGCATCATCAAGATATGAGTCAACTCCTTTGAGGCTGTCAAGCACACTTTCTTTGATACCATAATCTATTAGTGTATTAACAAAATCTGCTGCCACATCTTTGCGATGTTTCTCTGGTATGTGTTCTAATACCAATGTCCAAATATCTGCAATTAAATCTTCTTTCATTCAGCGACCTCCAAGTCTGGTTCAACTGTAGTAGTTATCTCAGAAGTGGAAATTTCACCGTGTTTAGAAATGTCTGCCATAGCAATGTCTAGGCCGTCTTTCTCATTACGTTCCCAAGCCTTGCGGAACTGCTTAATGATCTCACCGTCTTTGGTTGTGTAGACAAGGCTGTTACCTTCTTTCTTGAGCATGCCTTTGGCTTCAAACAGATCGACTAATCCACTATATGGACTCATACCTGTTTCATAAGGAATCTCAACCTGCACACTTTCAAACGGCTTTGCGTAACGAGTTTTCATAATCTTACAGGCTGCACGAATACCTTGCACAGTTGTAGTCTTGTTGCCGTCGGCATCAAGTTTTAATTTTAATTTACGCATAGCAACAACAATTGAACTTGCATAGATAAAACCTTGACCACCTGAAATTTTGTCATCGGGATCAAACATATCCTGGCTTGCGTATGTGTGATTAGTACATACCATTCCAATGTTGTAGGCGCCAAACATATTAACACAGTTGCGAACAAGTGCGGTCAATGCCTTAGGCTTACGGCCCATGTCACCTTTCAAGTCACCTGCTTGAAACTGATTAACATCAGTTGGAGTCAACAGCATACCTAAGCTGTCAATGATAAACAAGATCTTAGGACGATCTGCTTCATCCATTGTTTTGTATTCTGCAATGAACTCTGTAATAGTCTTTGCTACATCGTCAATCATGGCCATGTTAAGTTTCAACAACTTGTCTGGACTTGTATCAACGCCAAGAGCGTGTAGCCATTTTTCGTCTAGAGCATTTTCTGTATCGATTAAGATAGGATAGATGCCAGCTTTCTGTGCGTTTGCTACAAGGTTACCTGAACAGATAAATGATTTACCTGCACCACTTTCTCCTGCAAACACAGTTACCTTGCCTAACGGAATACCACGATCAAAATATCCACTAATGAGATAATTTAATGCGTAGTTGTTTGTACTAACCCAGTCGGTTGGGTCGTTGAAGCCAATACTTAAACCATCGATAGATTTAGTAATTGACTTTCTAAATTTAGAAATATCAAATGCTTTTGCCATATTATTTTTTTGCCCTGTTGAGAAATAGAGTGTGAGTTGCCCCACACTCTATGTTTAGTCTAATTACTTTTGACGATTGCGAATCATGGCAAGGATGTCTTGCGCACGACTTGCACTTTCACCAGTAGGTGCTGCTGGTGCTGCCTTCACTGCCGGAGTAGCAGGTTCTTCCCAAGGAGCATCTTCTTCAACTGCTGAAGTTGCTACTGGAGCGGCCACTGCGGCACGTGGTGCGGCAGATTTATTAGGATCACCTGTTGCTTGACCCATTCCAGCTGGTTTGAAGTACTGACCCCAACGTTCCATATCATATGCTTCACCGTCAACTGACGCTTCAAACATTTCCTTCATAACCTTAAGCTCAACATCTGTTGGCTTCTTAGGTAGGAAGTCGCTTAGATTGTGTAATCCAAACTGTTCAATTGCTGCCTTGTCGGCGTCGGAAATAGCACGTTCACGACGGCTCCACTTACTAGTAGAGTAGTCAGCAAAGCCACCTTTTGATGTCTTTGCAATACGGAAGTCTACGCCACGCATATAGTCAGTTGGCAATTCTTCCAACTCTGGATCCATCAATGCTGAACGAATGATTTGATAGATTTGAGGGCCAATAATAAATCGACGAATTGGATTCTCTGGTGTCTTATCTTCCTTGATAGGATCTTCAACAACGAAGCCTTGAAAGATGTATGAACGTTTCTTCCAATATTTGCGACCCATTTCTTCTAGAGCCTTGTCTTTAAACCAACCACGAACTTCTGTAAGAATTGGACAGGCTGTACCGTCATTGTACATTTCTACACAAGGAACCTGTACCTGCACAGCTCGTGAATCTGTTTCGCCTTTGATACCTGCAAACGGCAATTTGATCATTGCACGTTCTACCCAGAAAAATGTATTGGCAGAGTTACCGTCGGGTAGTAAACGGATAACCGCTTCCTTGCCTTCTTGCATGTTCCAATGTGGGTAAATTGCGTTGTCTCCACCGCCTGTGGATTGTCCGGTGGACTTTGATTGTGCTTCTTGAAGTTTCGCACGAATTTCTGCTAATGTTGCCATTTTAAATGCCTCCTATGTTATGCCTAAAATGTTTATATGCCTTATGCACATATGTTATTATGCGCTTTTTATTTAGCAAGGTCAATGATTTTTTGTTTATTTTTAATTTTATTTTACCAATAAAAAAGCCCAGGGTTTAACCGTGGGCTTCTCTATATTTGGCCAATGCTATTTGTCTAGCTAGCCATAATCTAAACTTTACGTAGTCCGATAGTTCTTCTTCAACTACCTTACCAAAATTCTCAGCTTGTCGATTACGGCCAAAAGTGATCTCATCATCAATAATGAGATCACTGTCTTCTAAATCAAATTTACTTCGCTGGAGCAGCGGCTGGCTTTGCGTCTGCTTTAGGTGCGTCTTTCTTTGCAGGCTCACTTTTTGCAGGCTTCTTTTCGTCCTTCTTAACTTCAGCTTTAGCTGGTGCTGGAGCACTTGCTGTAGCGGCTGGTGCTGCTGGCTTGACTTCTTCTTTCTTAGCAGGTGCTTGTGCAAATGCTGATACTGCGAACACTGTGGCTAGGATTGCGATTGCTGATTTCATTTTAAAGTTTCCTTTTGGTTAAGTAGGAATTTCTACCCCTACATATATATAACGCGGTAGCCAATGAACTCGTTGACACGCAATTTAGCCAAAAAGAAAGGGCACCTAAGTGCCCAATCTGATTGATATTAAATTTTAATAGCCTGCAAGTTCTCTAATACGAGCAAGTTCTGCAATCTGCGGATCTTGCTGTTGTGGAGCCATTCTTTCTACCATTTTGCGAGCAACCATTTCTGCCTGTTCACCAAACTTTTTGCCTACCATAATAGCAACGCCTTCTGGACCTTTAGGGAATGTGCCTGATTCGCGATCATAAAATGTATGAACAAATTCTGCTAACTCTTGAACATTCATTTTAGACTGCATGCCTTTTTGTGCTAATGCTCTAGCACTATCTTGACCTGTTCGGTTCGGATTGTTGGGCTTTTTAAAATTTGACTTTTCATCATCTGCATCCCAAGGAGGAGAATTGTCATCGTCGTCTTTTTTAGACGGTTCAGTGTCAGCTTCTCCCATACCTAGTTCTTTCTTTCTACGTGCTAGACCAGCGGAGCTAGTTGGCGATTTTGTTTTCTCGTCATCTATATCCTTGGTGCTCATTTTCCAATCATCGTTGCCTTTGGCTTTTCTCATAAAAGCAGGAACATCACTTTTATTTGGACCATTAGCTTCTTCTTGTGGTGCTTCTGGCGCTGTTATATCACCCCCTTGGTCAGTCGCCGGCGCTTCACCTTCTGGTTCAACAAAATCTCCAAAGTCTAGTTGTTCTAGAGTATCTGGCGCATTTTGTTCTAACCATTCTTTTACTAGACCTCTTGTATCTAGTTCAGAATCTTGTTTTGATTGTTCTTTAATTGATTGAAATAATTGTGGATCTTCAATTATGCCTTTTAGGCTTTCGATAGCATTTGTGCCATCTACTCCTGCTGGAAATGCTTGGCCTACTAGTTCTTGTAATTCTTTTGTGGCTGCTGATTTTTCTTCTTGATCTTCGCTGGAAATAGCCGAAGCCTCGCCTAGTCCCATTGCCCAAGTTTCAAATCTAGCAAATGGATCGTTGTAATTTTGAGCAACCTCGTTTTCTACTACGTCTAGTTGCGTCATTTCGACTATGTCGTCATAGCCTATTTCGCTTTCTTTCATTAGTCTATATAGAACAGGAAATACTGATTTGATATCTTCTTTGAAATTTCTTACTGTGAATTGATCTGTGTACTGTTCTACTACGTCTTGTGGAATCTCTACGGGTTCCATTGCCTGAAAATTTTCTTTGTATGCCTCGTAATGACCTTGCTTGGCCAGTGCTTTGATTTGTTCTCTTAGACCATTTAGATACTGCGACGATCTTTCTACAATAGAGTTGTTCATTGAATTCATTAGATCATTGCGAACAACATAACTTTCAAAACTTTTTAGTTGTGCAATTTCTTCACTCATACCTACAATACTCTTTCCAAGTTCATCATAAGGTAATCCACCATTGGCCACGTGACGTTGCATAGCACGAGCACCAGCTAGGTGAATAAAGGGATACTTGAATCTCTCACCATCTTGATTTTCTACAAACAATGCACCGATGTTTCTTGTTCTACTACCAGGAGCAGTGTCATCCATGACTGCTTTGCTGTGTTTGATGATTAGACGTGTATCCATTAATTTTTGGAAGCTGACGTTCTTGCTACCATACATTGCGCTTTCGCTCATAATTGATTCTCCAACTGTGGGGTTAACTGTATTTGATTGTGATTGCTTGGGTGTATTGTATTGACTTAAAAACGCAAAGTCTCTGCGATCTAGATTGTCTTTGGCAATATCTCTAGTATCAAAGCTCATCAATCTTCTTTTGGCAAACAAACGTAATTCTTTTAAGAATCCATACCAGCCTTCTTTCTGTAAGGTATCCATACTTTCTGTAATACCTGTGCTGAAATACACTTTAATAGAATTATTTTCAGCAAGACTGATACTTACGTGTCCGATAGCTGCTTCACCGTCTTTGTAATCAAAATCAAAGAATCTTGCTTCTTCGGGATTGATAGTGATAGCACCTGTGTCGTTGCCTAGTTTTAGGCCAGAAAATCTACTACGAATTTTGTAGAATAGATCAGTGGCAATGTTGTTTGTTGCATCCATAGTTATATTTATCAAAACCCACTACTGACAAAGATCGGCATTGGCATTTGATCTTCTGTGAGTTTTTCAGTCATTTTTTCATAGATTTTAGGATCCCAATCGCTGAGAATAGTGGCCATACGAAGTATCAATAGTGTTGCACTTACTAGATCGTCGTGTTCTCCGGTCTTGGCTCCAAATCCTACTCCGTGAGCTACAAAAGTTTTTAATTCAGAAATCAAAGGTTTACTATTGATCTTCATCTTTTGTGTTTCTAGCATATGCTTGAGCTGACTGCAGGTGGTTATTTTTGTACGGTGTGTAGTGTTAAATCCCTTACGGAATTTTCGAACATGACCTTTACGTATAGGCTCACTTAGGAACAGTCCAGGAAAGTTTTCTTCACCTATATTATTGATCACAATTAATGCAGCTTCACCTAAGGTGTTATTTTCTACACTGTAGTAGATCTGCGAACTTGCACCACCTAGTTCTGTGCTTCTGTCTTGAATATATTTGCAGACTTCTCTTAGGTGTTTTACTTGAGTTTGTATAGGAGTTAGATTGTGACGCCACTCGGCTACCTGAATCATACTAGGCATTTCAAACACTTGTATTGCAGCATAGTCTCCACCAGTACCAAGACTGGGATCTAATGATACTAGATAGGTGCATCTAGAATCAATTTCTTTATACCAACGTGTTTGGCCCATGGTCATTATGGGATCGACACCTTTAAGTTCTGCAAGTTTAACAGCATTGATCAGTGTTTCATCAAAGATTAAAAATTCGCAATCAAATTCTCTACGAAATCGCTCGTCCCCTATTTTGGCTCGTTCTGTTTGTGCCCAGGCATCGTCGCGATCAGGGTGTTCATTCCAGTGTGCAAAAAAACTGTGAAATCCGTTGGCTCCTAATGGAGTTTCATTGCCAAATTCATCAAAACGTTTTTGAGCTTCTGTCCAAATAAGTGCAAACTGATCTTCGTCTGAGTTTGGAGTTGATGTAATAATACATTTACCACCAGTTGACAGGGTTGGTGATAATGCAGTCCAAAACTCTTTGGCTTTTTCTGGGGGTTGTACAAATGCAAACTCATCGCAATAGATCAATGAAAGAGATTTACCACGACCTGTATTTTCTGTAGTTGTCACTGCCTGTATACGAGCGCCGTTGTCATATTCGATGGTATTTCTGTTATACGAATAAACGCCAGCACGAATAAAGTCTGGCAAGTTTTCATAGCCGAATCGATAACGATTCATAATATCCTGCGCACCTTCATATTTGTGAGCGGCAATAAGCACTTGTGCTTCTGGAACAAACTGTGTGTACCATAATAGGTATCCTGTGGCACAGGTAGTTTTGCCCATCTGACGAGGTAGCATACCAATAGACTGTTTATAGTTGTGGTATGATTGAATCAATCGTTCTTGATACTCGTAGGGTACAAAAGGAATTGATCCTCGTACAGGATGTTGAATCTTTAAAAAGTTTTTACAAAAATACAGCGGACCGTTAACAGGATCCATACAGGCTTCTAGATGCTTGACTTCCTCTAACGTGTATCGTTGAGGTGCGTGTGCTTTCTTAATTAAATTACCGTCTAGTGATTTTGCCATACTGTTATTTACTGAAAAAAATAGGCTCCGAAGAGCCTATTTGAGTTTATGTTGTTATATTAAGCAACAGTAATACTTGTTGCTGCTGTAACGGTAGTTCCTGTAACGTCAACATCATTAGGGCCAACTACTGTACCTAGGTTTCTAATCCTAGTTTGAATATCTGCTGCTGAAAGACTTAAATCAGTAACAATGTGTATTGTTCCTGCCGATGAATCAGTTACCAAAAACATCAAAGGATTAATTTCTTTAACAATCATTTCAACTGTTTCGTCTACAGCATCATCTTCTGCTCTTAGATCTCGTGCGCTTGCTGCTGCATTTTTCACCGTGATTAAAAATGCATTAGCATTTAAATTATACAGGGTGGCTACGGTACAGTTGAGTCCGTTAGTTCTTGTAAATGATCCCATTTATAGCTCCTTAATCTTTTAATCTACCATCAGCTTCAGCTGACTTTAACATTGCTGCACGGTCTGGATAGCTACTACGCTTAACATCTTTGGCAGCAGCCTTTTCACCTTTAGTAGGATTCTTAACGTGCTTTAATGCGTCAAACTTTTCAGATTTAGCTTCTGCTAAACGATCACGTAGTTCATTTCTAATAGAAGTTCTTAAATCAACAGCTTCAACACGTTGCATAGGATTGTCACCGCCTGCTACTTTGGGATATGTGCCTTTAGGGCCATTCATACCGCCAGCAAGTTTGTTCACCATATAGTCAATGTCTTTGTATTTTTCTTCCGGCTCGTTGGCATACTCATTTTTCTTTTCGTCATCTTTTTCCATACCGCGATCATCGTCTTGATCTTCACCGTCGTCTTGATCACCTTGAACTTTGTCAAGGTCATTGTCGCCGGGCATATTATCGGAGTCCATGTCGCTAGGGCCGCCCATGTTATCTGCATCTGGCTTGTCGTGTGGTTCGTCCATGTCTAGATCTGGCAGCATTTTTAATGGTCCTGCATCTAGGTTACCGAGATCACCTATGGCAGATATGCTAGGTCCTGGAGGAGTCAACGATGGCATTGCAGTCATGGTAGGCATTGGCATCATCTTGGATGGCTGGTTAATCATATCTGGATTAACTTTAGTCATAAGTTTCATTAAACTTTCAATGTTGTCCATACCTTGTGCATTGAGATTCACACTCATACTGGGATGACTTGGCGGTGGTTGGTCATTCACCGACGGTGGCATACTCATAGGCATAGGTGCATCACCGCAGGCTTCTGTAGCAGGCATTGATTGTGTAGTTGGTTGATCCAAGTCTCTCATCTTGGCTAACAGTTGATTAAAGTCCATTATTTACTCCCCATTGCGCTTTTAAGGCCTAACTTGTCAGTCTTGCCTTTGGGCAGCTTATATTCTGTTGGCCCAGTTTGATCTTTTTTACGTTGTTTTGCAGTTTTTTCAAGGTCTTTTAAAAAGCCTTTGTTGAAGTCATCACCAAAATAGTCTTTGTGTTTGGCATTTGTATTTTCTTTGTAGTTGGAATCTGTTAACAGTGCTTGTCCTGATGGTTCGTTGTCTAGCAGAACTTGATCAGCTTCTGTTGGTTCACTACCACCTCGTACACGAAAGCTGGATTCGTCGAGTCCCAGTGCCTTGACATCATTAGTTATTTCTGGTCCTGTAATAGGATATTCACAAATTACTTCGAACACAGTTACTTCACAATTTTTCATTGTGGGAAAGTCCAGGGGCAACGCCTGTATTGGTGTGGTCTTGATTTTTTCTAACTTGATACATTTGCAGCGATCTAGTGCTGTCTTCAAGTTTTCTTGAAAAGCCTCGGGCAATTCTCCAGCCACTTTGACTTTAAAGTTATAGATTTTTTTGCTTTCAGCAAGATATTCTGTAAATGGTTTCATGTTAGTATTTATGCTTTTCCGCTTAATTTCTTAATGAGCTCGTTGCGATCTGTAATTACATAACCCTGTCCATTAATCACGTCATTTGGATCTTCGTTATTATCTTTATCAATCTTGTATTTTTTTAGTTGTAGATCTATTGCCTTTAGCTTTTTATCTATTTTAGCAGATTTAGCATCGATGGCGTTTTTAAGCATTCCGCCTGCTACTTCAAATATACGCCCACTGTAACGAACTTCAACATTCATACCTAGATCCATGAGATCATCGTAGGCCTTTTCAGCTTTGTTGGCAAGATTATCTAGATCACTGTCATTTAAATCATTCAATTCAACTATCTGTGGTAAACTTTTGGTTATTTGATTTACAGCTTCAATGCTGTCATCTAGACTCTTTACTTCTGTGGCTTTTTCTACTAATTCTTCGTTAATAGACTTGGGCACAACATTTATCTGTTTGTCGTCTAAATTAAATAATTCTTCAAGTTTCTTGGTCATAGCAATACTTATCAGCGTTTTGAACCTTGATGGAAAATATGTTCCTCGTTGACCACACGAAACTTTATACCTTGCTGCTTACACCATTTAGTAGCAGCTTCCCATTTGGCCATATTCTTTATATATTGTTGTTGATTATAAACGCTCTTGCCAACATTTGCCAACAGCGTTTGACTAGCTGGCTTTACTTCAACCACTTCTGCATGCTTTGCTCCGTTCTTGTCAACGTAGGTAATAAAAAAATCAGGAACATATATGGTATATTTTCCTGTCAACGGGTCTCTGTAAGGTATTTGTATACTTTCGCTGGCCCATTTTTCTACACCTTGATGTTCATCTAACATTCGCATAAAAACAAATTCCCAACTTGATCTTGCCAATGGTGTTTTGGTCCCAACATACTTGCTAGGATTTTTCATTTCGAATCTTCCTTGAGCAAATTTGGCCATTATGGTAAAATGTTTCTAGTCTGATTTATCTTGATGACATTCACAGCTCTAAATCCCAATGAAGATGTGTTGGGACGATATTTGTTGAGAATTTGTGCTACCACTGCACTGAGTTGTGTACCGTTGAGTTCTTTCAAGGTGTCTAGTATTTCAAAAACTTGAACGCCATCGATCTTGGCCTGCCGCAGTATGGTCATAGCTGTGGTCAAGGCAGCTTCTTCTTCAAATCCTCTACCTGTAAAAAATCCTATACTGGCAGAGACTTCATTGGCTCCAAATTCTAAAGGTCGGCTGCCGTAGGTATCAAAAAATAATTTTGTACTTGACGCACTGTCTGTTTTTGTAACTGCTGGTAAATTAATTGTGCTCATGGAAATTCAGTTGGGATTTCGTTACTGCTGCCAGATGATAATGGGAATGTGTTATTGGCTGACTGTGTCTGCAAAACTTTCCTAGTGGCAGTTGTGGCTGCAATAGATCCTAATGCAGCACCTATTTTAGGAAAACTGGCTCCTACAATTCCGCCAACTGTGTTGGCCGCTGTTAAAATATTTGCAGGATTTCTCAATTCTCCAATAACTCCATCTACTGTGGGGAATTGTCCTCCATTGTTTTTGTAGGTATTGATTTGAGAAATTGCTGTGCTTATGAATCCGCCTGGATTTTTCAATATATTCTTTTTGGTTACATCACCAAATACAGATTCGATGCCGCCTAAAACATCACCAATCGGGCCAAGCACATTTCCTAATCCCAGTGAGCCGCCTAATACATTAGGACTTTGCACAACATCGTAAGACAGGCTTGCAAACCCGTCAGGCTGTCCATAGGCCACACTGCCCGAAAGATACTTTACACCTTCGTATTCAACAGTCATTGTGTTATCTAACGGTTCGTTTGATGAATAATCTACCTGCCCGTGTGACCAAGATTTAATTCTTGGTGCCAACAGTTCATATCCGTTAAATCTATGTCTGCTTAGAGTATATAAAGATATTTTTCTGAAAAAGTTTGTTGGGGTGGCAAAGCCCATGCCATAGCTTCCAGAATAATTAAACAGACTCATGGGATGATCGTTTTGACTGTTTCCACCGTCGCTGGCATAGTGTGCGTAGTAGGCCGAATACATAGAATGCATAAGACCAGCATTGTCGTCGTGGAATGACAAACTAAGAGGTTCGTAATTTATTTTCTTATAAACCTGTTTGGTACGATTGTACACATTTTTATTTGCCATGTCAAAATTAAATTTAGGCAAATCAGTGGATTTGATTAGTAGGCTAACTTCTCTTTCAGCACCCGAAAATACAGCATAATAAAGAAATTTGGTTCTAGGGGTTAGACGATAGTTGTTGTCAACAAATATTCGTGTGGCATGCTGAAAATTTCCAACCACACCCTTGGGTCCTCTGAGAGCACTATTTAAAAATCGTGTAAACTTATTGGCCATATAATTATTTAGTCATAAAAAAAGCCCGAATAATTCGGGCTTTTTTGTGTTCGGGTATTAATTAAATACCTGAGCTACCTACTGATAAAGCACTAGCTGTTGGTCTGGCTGTACCAGCTGTGCCTATACCAATGACGCCAACTGCATCTGGTGTGTGCATTGCATTGTCATAAACAATAGTCAAAGCCACTGTAGCTGGAGAATTTTCAGTGTAGTTCAAATCACCGTAATCGGTG